GAGCAATAGCGTTCATACCGTGTGAATAACTTTCACGGTCAGAACCAGTACCCTTACCTTTATCATCAACAATTGCGCGACCTCTACCAAATTTTGAAAAATAGTGAAGAACTTCTTCGCTTATATCGACGAGTTTTACAGGTACAACCCGATTCTTAGCTTCTTCCTTTTCAGCTAAACTCTGTTTCGGTTTAACACTTGTTACAATATTATTTGAAGATTGAGCAGGTGTTTGTGTAGTAGGTGTTTGAGGTGTCGGTGCAGATAGAGTCGTTACAAGTGTAGATGGTGGAAGTTTGGAAGCACTTGTAGTTCTCTTCTTACGTTTCCCTTTTTCTGTGATAACGATAGGCTCTTCAAGATCAGCTGTCTTTTTGTCTGTAGTAACTTTTGGAGTTGCTAATTTGAACTCAGGCGGCATCTTTATCGGCTTTAATCCGATAAACTTCATTACCGCTTTCTCGTCACTAAGTGCTTTAGCGGTTTGTTTAATACTAAGACTCAACGAACGGATAGCATTGTTTACCATCCGTTTATTAACAGCTCGTTCTGATTTTGAGATACCTAAAACATCAGAAAGTGTGTAGTGTCTTACATTTCCAAGATTCTTTGCGATATTACGGACTTTTTCCGTGAGTTTATCAACCTCTTTAACCAGAGCGTCTCTTTTAGAATCCTGGGTTCTGTCAGATATACCTACTACATCAAATACACTAACTTTCTTCTTCTCTGTTAAGCGTTCCTTAACTGTCTTAGAAGATTCAATGAGTGGCTTGAAATAGCTGTCAAAAATCTCGATAAAGCGCGGATCCGTAAATATTTCTGGTGATACGCTATCTTCTCCATCGGCTTTCTTTTGGTTCTCGAGGAGGTACTTGATTTCATCAAGTGAATTTTGTATATCAGCGCTATTGTCCGCCATATCTAATACTTAACAGGCGGGCTAAATCAATTAGTTTGATGCTATGAAAAGCGATGCATCAAATGCAATTAATACACTACGCTTTATTTTTGGATCAGTATCAAGTGTACCTACACTCTTGAGAATGGTTTCAATCTGTGTTTTTACACTAGACATCGGATTCAGCATTTTCTCGAGTAGAGTATTTGGCAATCGACGGATAATATCTAACTTATCCTGCAATGTGAGTTGATTGAAGTCGATCACGATGTTCTCACTACCTTCGCGACTAATTGTCATTGCTTTTACGAACATCGTTACATCACCGATAAAAGCATTTGAAATAATTGACCGAATTGCTTCAGGTGTAGTATCTAAACCAGAGTCGTTCTGACGAAAATAAGACTCGTTGCTTGCTTCTTGTGCAATTGTTGGATATTGCAAATCAATTTTGATGTTATCGAGCGTGATACTGTCTAGTGGAATGTGTTCGAGACTACTTTTGATAAACTCAATATTATTTTTAAGATCGATGTTGTATACTGCACCAGGCTCAGCTTCAACTTCTGTTTTTAAAACCTCTCCAACACTAGCAACACGTAATCCTAAACCTATTGCATAACGATCGATAATTGTAAATTGATTGATTAAACCTTTGTCTTCGCAATTCTCTTTTATCACGTTAATGAGTGTTGTGATAAATTTTGATTGATGTGCAGGGTTGTCGACAAGTGCGCGAACAAACTGTTCTTGTTGTCCGGCTGTTAGATGCTTAAACTTAACGCCCCGCTTTAATGAAGGTACATAGATTTCCGAAACCTTTTGGTTATTCTTGAGCAGTTGAATTACTTCATTAACTTTAGCAGATGCCATGTATTGATTTAGTTTTAAATGTATAAAAATCCATTACGGCTGAAACGAACCTGTCTTGGTATTCATTGATTTTCTCATTTCAGCATCCTTTTCATCACGGATATGATATGACCATAATAAATCCTTTTCAACGGGCGGTAATTGTTCAACGTACTGAGGTGCAATACGCAATATTTGCGAAAAGTTGTATATGCTACGATACAGATTGTTTAGGTTTTCAGTGAAGAGCATCTTAATCAAATCATACAGTGTGAAATCAATTGACATCGTTTGTCTGATCAATTCACGTGTTTTATCAAACGGACTTGTTACAATGTAGAGTGGGTATTGTTTGAACGTGTCATGTATTTTGACTGCGTATGCTTTGACTTGATTAAAAAATTCTATATCAAGATTGTCTACAATTGTTTGTGTGTCAGCTTTGTTTAATCCTGTCAATATTTCACCATTGACGCTAATGCTATGAATATAATCAGCAGGAACTATAATATTAACATTCTCAACCGGTTGTAGTGGAATACCGTACACTATTTCTTCATTACCGATGTTGAATGTCTTTTTATACTCCACCGGTAACTGTAGCAGGTTGTTGATAATTCTTGCTACTTCGAGTGTGTGTTTGAACTCCTTACCACCTTCTTCCTTATCTACAATGGTTATTTCACAAAACGTACTGACAGAATTAGCTCTAATGTTTAACAGTATAATAATCTTATCGAGTAGAGTGAACAGTAATCCTTTCTCAGCACAGCAGGCTTCGATGATCTGATCAAAACACATAATGATTTGATCGGTGTGACCGTTCATGATACTTTTGTTGATGTTAATCAACTCTCTTACCGTGAGCTCTCTAAAATAGACTCTACGATGAAGTGACGGTACGACTACTGCATATCGGTAGTCAACTATCATACGTTAAATTAATCGTTAGCTGCATCTACCGTATAATATCGGTAGATCCATTGAGTTTTCAAGATGGATATACGATTCTTTTCGTAATCAACCGTGTCAGGGTCTACTGACACAGGAACAGCATCGTAAAATTTCCATAACTTACGAACAACCGGAGGTGTGTTCGGATCGGTAGCATCACCTCTATCAAATTGAGATACCCAGATTGTTGTTTTAATACTATCTTTTGGATCCTTTGGTGGTATTAATCCTTGAAAACCGACCTGAATTACCCATGGACGTATTACAATGTCTGTAAATGAATCTCTTGTCTCTAAAAAATCAATTGTTAGTAGTTCGTAATCTGCTCGAGAATTTACGATCGGCACTGACATGAAACCACCTCTGTAATCTTGATCAACACCCGGTCTTGAAATATTGATCTTTTCTCCAGGAACAGATACAGCCTGCGCAAAGATATTACCTTCAACAGCTCCGTTACCGGCATCAACTGTTGAACGAAGTGATTCATTAGTACCTTGTATATTCCATGTTTGTGTGTCAATGTCAGATAGGTCTTCTGAAATTGCATCAGGAATATTTTCGATGTGTACCATCCATTGCGTGCTATAAGGTATACCTGTATAGCGTTGTGCAATAAAGGAATTGAAATATGTGATTTCGTTAGACATTAACCAAGTGCGCCAAGGATACCGCTAGCTGATCTTGCTGCTCCACCGAGTGCATTTGTAACTTTTCCAACAGTATTTGTGATATCAGCAATAGTATCAAAGATATTACCACTTACACCGTTTGGAGAGCGTGTCCAGTATTGATATGATAATACTGCGTCGAACTCAACTGGTTGACCTGCACCCTGTAGGTTATAGTTAATATCAGAAATACTCTTTATGAAGCAACCAATCAAATAGTACGAACGAATTGTTTTGAGTTGGTCATCAATCAAGTCTAATTGAATTACGCGATCAAAACCCGGTAAAGATAAATCACCTGCACCACCTCTACCTACTGCACCATTTGCTTGCTCGTCAAATATCTCGAGTTGTAGACGCTCAAATTCATTACGAATAAGAAAATCTTGTGTAGCATGAAATTTAACATTCCAGCCATCTGCACCTTTAAAGATTGGAGAGCCCGGCAACTGAAAGTTTACACCCATAAATGGTACTTGGTGTGTTTGTGTATCTCTACCCGGAAGGGTGGTAGATTTGATCATCACATAGTCAGAATCACTAAGAGCTGATCCTCCAATCTGGACCACACGTAGTTGAAAGTCTCTTGCAAAGCCTCTACGCTGTGCTTGGAAATAAAAATCTTGTAGTCCTTGTCCCATATAAAATACTTAAAGACCGGGTATGCTCTTAATGCTGCGTACGATATTAGTACCGCCCTGTAATATGCCGGTTAATGTTCTTAAGCCGCCCACAAATTGACCAATTAGACCTTGTGTACTTGCGGCTGTTTCACCGACAGTTTCTGATGTCCAGTATTGGTAAGCCATCGACATTTTAAAAGTTACAGGTGCACCTTGGCCGGCAATATTGAATTGGATTTCACCGAGAGTACGTGGGAAACATCCGTACAATCTAAATTTCTTAACAACACTGAGTGTTTCATCAATAGCCATGATTTCGATAACACGGCTGAATGTAGGAACTTCTCTACCTACAAATGTACTTTCATTAAAATGGTTACGATGCCAATTTTCAAACTGGTCATAGATACCATAATTCTTATCCATTAAGAATTCAACAGTCCAATTATCGGACCCTGGGTAACTCGCTGTTAATGGTACGTTGTATTTAAACCCACGAAAATTAACGGAATCGACACCGATCTCACGTGAAGGAATGTTGCTTGTTCTAATATAAATCAAGTCACCATTATCTAATGTAAGGTCACCAATCTGCGTTACACGGAAATGAAAATCGCGTGCGAAACCTCTATCAGTTGCCGTGCTATAAAAATCCTGTAAACCAAACTGAGTATTACCACTGTTTGATTGTTGAAGACCTAAGCCGGTCGTAATTGTACTGAGTATGTCAAACCCCACAAATATACTTATCGGTGGGGTAAAACTTATAGGAGTTAATCAACTCCGTGCATCTTAAGAAGGGCTGTTGCTTCCTTCTTTATCTCTTCAAGTGTATCTTTGTAGGATACATCGGAAGATTCACAAGTCTGTATAAGGTTAAGAATCTTCTTACCAATAGTAACTTCTTTACGTTCCTCTGGATTAGACAGATCTTTTTCGTCGTGTTCGTTAAGAACCTGAGTGAAATACAGAGCTGCTAATTCGTGGTCCATTATGCAAGAAGTTGAACTAAGTGATTTGAAATAGTAACCTTACGACCATCATCACCAACAACTGTAACAGCTGCTGGGTTACGATCAACAATACGATACACACCATTAACCTGTAATGGATAGAATCTAGGACTTGTACCTGGTGGTAAGCTTAATACTTTTGCTTTTGTTGACATTGCAACCTGTTGTGGTTGATTTTCAACTGCAAGAGCAGCAGCTTCACCTGGAGTGTCTTCTACAACAGCTGCGGTATAGATGCCTGTATCATCTACCACTTTTGCTGTTTCAAGATTCAATACACTCTCAAGGTATAGTTTTGTGATTGGATCCATATTAGTTTGTGCTATCTAATGGACGCCAGTATTGATAAGCGAGCTGTGCTGTAAACTCTCTAGGTGCACCTGTACCCTGCACATCATAATTGATTGTACCGAGATTCTTGATGTATACACCGAACAATTGATACTTCTTAACAGTGTTTAATTGTTCATCAACCAACTGAAGAGTTACAACACGATCTACACCAGGAACTGCTAGGTTACCTTTGCTTGTAGCATCATCAAAAATAGTCTTCTGCCAAGCTTCGAGTTTTTCACGAACCTGATATTTTGCATCAACCCAGAATAATACATCCCATGCATCTGAACCAGCGTACTTTACAGAGCCTGGAACATTGAAGTCAAGACCCATATATGCAACCTGGTGGTTTTGGATTTGACGATCAGGAAGGGTTGCTGTACGAAGATATAGAATATCATCTTCGTTAAAAGATTGATCACCGAGCTGGAGAATACGGAGCTGAAAGTCTCTCGCAAAATCTCTTTGCTGTGCTACTCTATAAAAATCTTGAATTGTCTGAGACATGTTAATACTTAGTTATAGATGATTACATTGCAGAGCCAAGACCTTCAGGAGCAGGTGTTGGATTTACTGCGGTTGCGTTAGTTTGAGGTGTCTGTGCGCTTTGTGCACCGCTCAACAATTTTTTGAGCTCTTCAGGAGGAAGGCTTGCGAAATAACCACGGATTGCTTGAGCAAGTTGCTGATCACTAATATCGGAAAGGTCTTCCTTAAGTGTATATGCATCCTTTACTTTCTTGTCTTTACCATCCTCAGTAAAGTTATCAGCGTGTTGATCTGTATAAGGAACTTCCTCTAGTGTCTTTTCAACAGCTTTATCTTCTGTTTTATTCTTAGGGAGACTACCACTCTTGTT